CTACTTCTCAGCGGGGGGAGCAGTGGTGCAGGAGGGGCAGAATCGGTACATGTGCGCGGCCCAGCTGCTCTGGATCTCGGCACGGGTTCGGAGTGTCATGTACGGCTCCCGGTAGGCGTCCCGGTCGGTGATCCGGCTGTAGGTGCGGATGGCGGGGTCGCAGGCGGCCCGCCGGTCGGGGCCGAAGCGGTGGAGGTCGTACATGTCCTCGGTGGTACCAGCCCACTCCGGCACCTCGGCGACACTGGTCATGATCACTGTCGCTGCCCTCACTTCTCGGTGGCGGCTTTGCCTTTCCGGCGGGCGCGTTGCCGCTGGGTGCAGTTGTGCGGGGGCAGGGTCTCCAGCGTCTTCGTGCGGAGCATGGTGCCGCAGTCCGCGCACCGGATTCGGCCGGTACGCCACCAGTCGCGTTCCTCGTTCTCGATCAGGGCATCCTCGTGCAGCCCGTCCAAGAGCTGTTCCTCCACGGTCATGGCAGGTGTCCTCACTTCGGGGTGGTGGGGTTCTCCTGAGTCATGAGGCTCAGGGCTTCACGGCTCGCCTTGATCTGGGAGCCGCGCTGGATCAGGTCCGTCAGCCGCTGGGACAGGCGGGTCAGCTCGCCGGTCACAGTCAGCGAAGTCGTCCGCGTCAGGTCCGTATCCTTTCGATGGTGTCCCCGCCCGGGGGTTCCGGGCGGGGGTTGAGCAGTGGTCAGGCGCGGCGGTCCTGGACGACCAGCCACACCGTCGCGGCGGCCAGCACGACCCACACCGTCCACACCCACCAGTACGCGCCCACGCCGACCGTGATGGCGACAGCCGCGACCAGGCTCGACACGGTGCACACGATGAGGCGCTTCAACGAGGCCCTCACGTCCGCTCTCCCTTCGGTTTCCGCTCGCGCGGGGGGTTGTCGGGCTATTCTGGGGAGCGGCCCCCGGAGTTGGTGTAAGCATCTCCGGGGGCCTTCCTTTCACCCCTTGCGGTGTCGGCCCTTCGGCTTCCGCTTCCGGTCCTTCCACGCGATGACCGCCGATGCCGTGTTCACCAGGAGGGTGGCGGCTGCGAGGGCCAGGGTGATCTCCCCGATATTCAGTTGTTTCACCTCCCTTCTCTCTAGGAGGTAGTTCTACTATGACGTACGTACGGCAAAGTGTCAAGAGGCGGACCCTGGGGAGTTTTCGCAGGACCCTCTCCTTGCATCTTCGCTGTATGTACGGCATAGTGGAGTCATCGAGAGGGAGGGACACCCGATGAACACCACCACCGCCGCCACCGAAGCCCACGTCACCGTCGCCACCATCCGCGACTGGTGCCGCCGCGGCGTCATCGCCGCCACCAAGACCGCCGGCCGCTGGGTCATCGACCACGTCTCCCTCGCCGCCCGTATCGCCATCGGCAAGATGAGGCGCCCCGCCCGCGCCGTCGTCTACACGGTCGAGGCGATGACCGCGATCGGCGGACGCCGCTGGCAGAAGAACGGCATGGACCGCGTCTACCTCAACGGCTTCACCATCGTCCCCGGTCTGGAGCTGGACCACTACAAGTCCGGAAGCATCTGCTACGCCGCCCTCGACGGCGACAAGGTCTCCAACGCCGAGGGCGGCAGGCTCGCCTGCGCCGTCGACAAGGTCTACTTCGACAACACGGACGGCAAGGTCTACATCAAGTGGGGCTGGGGCAACCCCCGCTCCCTGGACCGCGACGAGATCGCCGACCGGGTCTTCGCTGCCGTCCGCGCCGCTGTCGCCGCCCTCTGACCCCGCACCGCAAACCGACAGGAGAACCCTCATGTCCGACACCACCACCAGCTACGGCACCTGGTGCAACCGCGTCGAGCAGTACTCCACCAGCCCCGACGCCGACGTCGCCGACTACATCGGCGGCGCCGACACCGCCTGGCGGGAGCGCGTGGAGAGGTCCGGCGCCCTGGACGCGATGACGGCCGACTACCGGACCGCGATCAACTCGGCGCTCCCCGACAGCGTCAGCCTGTGCGGAGACGAGTTCATCGGCCCCGCCTACCCGGACGACGACGAGTGGGACGGCTACCCCACCGACGAGGACGGCGGCCTGGACATCGCCGCCTGCGTGGAGGACATCAGCCTTGACCCGATCGTGGAGGCCAACGACCCGCTCTCCCTGGAGGAGATCGGCCGCGACGAGCTGAAGTCCGCGGCGAAGAACCCGGCGAAGGTGGCGTCCGCCGCGATGTCCCGGCTCGGGCTGAAGCCCCACGCCTACGTCCCGCACCCCGACTCCGGCCGCCCCCAGGCCATCTACCTGGCCGGGCAGGTCCGTGCCGCCCTCGCCAAGCGGCCCGGGCAGGGCAAGCGCACCGACCTCACCGACACCGACCAGACGTGACCGTCCCGGCCCCGGATCCGTTATGCCCAGGCAGCCCCGACACCGGCGAGAAGGAACCCGTGAACCACGCACTGCGCCCGTATCAGCAGGAGGCCGTCAAGGCGATCAGGGGAGGAATCGGCAGCGGCGGAGCGGGCCAGGTCCACATGGCCTGCGGGTCGGGCAAGACCATCACCGCGCAGCGGGCGGCCGAAGAACTCCTCCCCGGCGGAGGGACGGTCGCGGTGCTGGCCCCGTCCCTTGCGCTGGTCGCCCAGACCCTGGCCTCCTGGAGGGAGTGTGCGAACGTACCGCTGGAGAAGGCCCTCGCCGTGTGCTCGGACGACACGGTCATGGACGCGCCCGTCCACACCGGCGACCTGCCCGGCCCCAGCACCACCAGCGCCGACGAGATCCGTGCCTGGCTGGACGAGCCCGGCAGCGGGCTGCGGCTGATCGCAGGTACCTACATGTCCGCCGGGCGGCTGGCCGACGCCGTCCGCGGCACCGGCCGCCCGCTGGACCTGCTGGTGCTCGACGAAGCGCACCACCTCACCGGGCGGCCCGACTTCTCCGAGAGCAGCGCGCGCCGTGTGGTCGACCAGGCGTGGATGCCGGCGCGTCGTCGTCTGTACATGACCGCGACGCCGCGGATTGATGCGGCTGCGGCGGAGCGGCACGGCTATCTGTCCATGGATGACCGTGCGCTGTTCGGGCCGGTCCTGTACTCCTATTCCTTCAGCCGGGCGATCGCCGAGGGGTACCTGGAGGACTACCGGCTGCTGGTCCTCGGTGTGTCCGACAAGGAAGCCCGCGCTCTGCTTGCCGATGCGGACCGCGAGTACGTCGACGCGCCCGGCTCCCAGTCCTTACGGACCATGGCCGCCCAGGCCGCGCTGATCAAGGCGAGCCGGTTGTACGGGCTGAAGCGGGTGCTGAGCTTTCACCCGCGGGTGGAGCAGGCGGCCGAGTTCGCGCGGAGCCTGCCGGGGGTGGCCCGTTCGCTGGGCGCGCCCGAGCCGTATTCCGCGCATGTTCACGGAGGGATGGACCACCAGGCCCGGGCCCGGATCGTCAGCCGGCTGCATACCCCGCCGGGCCAGGGCTGGGCCGTGCTGTCCAACGCCCGCTGCCTGGGCGAGGGCGTCGATGTGCCAGCGGTCGACGGCATCCTGTTTGCGCACCCCAAGCGGAGCGCGGTCGACATCGTGCAGGCGGTGGGCCGGGCGCTGCGCCGGGACCCGGACACGCCGGGCCCGTCCACGGTCATCGTGCCGGTCGTCGTGCCCGACGAGGACGGCGAGATCGGCGACCTGGACGCGGGCGACTACAGCACCTTGTGGCAGGTGGTGCGTGCTCTGCGGGCGCATGACGAGCCGCTGGGCCTGGAGCTGGACCATCAGCGGTCCCATCTGTCGGCCGACAATCCGCAACTGCCCGGGAAGATCACCGTCGTGCTGCCCGACGGGACGTCCCGGAGCATCCTGGACACGCTCACCGTTCTGACCGTCCGGCAGTCCACGTCCCCGTGGTGGGAGGGGTACGGGCATGCCTCCGCTTTCCGGGACGCGCACGGTCATCTGGAGGTCAAGGACAGCTACCAGTCGCCCGCCGGGTACACCCTGGGGAAGTGGCTCACCCAGCAGCGCTCCGCCTACCGGAAGGGGTGGCTGGCGGCGGATCGCGTGGCGGCGCTGGAGGAACTCGGGATCGCATGGGACCCGACGGCCGCCCGCTGGCAGCGTCTCCTGGCCGCCGCGCGGTCTTATCGTGCCGAGCACGGGCACCTGCGGGTCCCAACCGGCTACACCGCGCCCGACGGGTATCCGCTGGGAAAGCAGTTGTCGGCACGCCGCAGTCAGTACAGGAGCGGGGAACTGAACCCGGCGTGGGCGGCGGACCTGACCGGGCTGGGCATGGTGTGGGGGCCGCTCCGCAGCGCCTTCTGGGACACCCACGACCGGCTCGCCCGCTGCCTCCGGGACCATGGTCACCTCGATGTGCCGGATTCCTACACCGACCCTGACGGGTATGCGCTCGGACGTCGGATGCGGAAGGTCCGCAGGGCCGGGCCCGGTGCCCTGTCCGCGGAAGAAGCCGCCGCCCTGGACCGGCTGGGTTTCTGCTGGTCGGGCCAGGAGCAGCGGAACCGGCTGATCGCCACGGTGGAGGAGTTCCACGCCGCTCACGGGCACGTCGACATCCCCGTCGCCTTCGAGGCGCCCGCCGGGCGGGTCCGGCCGGCCGGGTGGATAGCCGTGGCCCTCAGCGGTGAGCGTCATCTGACGCGGGCTGAAGTGGCCCGGCTGCACGCTGTCGGCCTTCCCGTTCCGGGCCAGGCCGATCCCCAGTGGGAGTCGAACCTCGCGGCGTTGCGCGCCTACCGTGCGCAGCACGGACACCTGGATGTGCCGGCGAAGTACGTCACTCCCGGCGGGGCCGCCCTGGGCACGGCGCTGGCGACACTGCGCTACAAGCACCGGCAGGGACGGTTGTCCGCGGACCGGGTCGCGGCTCTGGAGAAACTGGGAGTGGTGTGGTCGCCGCGCGAGGAGCAGTGGGGCGACTTCCTCGCGGCCTGCGACCGGTACATCACGGAGCACGGGCATCTGAGGGTGCGGGTGGACTACGTCGATGCCGGGGGGTTCCCGCTCGGCGCCAGGATCGTGTTCTACCGGCAGCTCGCGAAGGGCCGGGCGCGTGGCGGGCTGTCACCCGAGCGCCGTGCGGACCTGGACAGCCGGGGCATGGTCTGGCGTGCCGTTCCCTCCCGCGCCATCACCGCAGAAGAACAGCACTGCCTGCAAGGGCTCACCGGCCCTGAGCTGGGCGCCGCGATCCTCCGTCTGATCGACAACGAGGACGTCACCCAGTCCAGCATCGCCGCGGCCCTGGGCATGAGGCGTTCCGCCCTGCACACCAAGCTCAAACGGTTCCGGGACACGGGCGCCTGGCCCGAACGGGCAAGGTCCCGCACCGGCCGCGCCACGTGAAGGGGAAGCCCCAGCCCCGCCGTCTGCACGGCGGGGCACGAGCAGCAGCCCAGGGCGGGTGCCCCCGCGCCGGGTCCTGGAGGCTGCTGTCAGTGCTGCGAGGCAGGATGCATCCATGACTAAGACGATGCAGAGCTACGGTTTCACCTGGACCGATCCCGACGGCCGCCCCCAGGCGTCCGCCGTCGCCTACGACCGGACCAGTGCCGACCGGCGGCGCACCGAGCTGGAGCAGGCCGGGGCCACGGACATCGTCGAGGTGGCGGTCAAACCCGGAGAGATGCCCGCGGTCAAAGGCTGAACACCCGAGTGCCCTCCCCCGCGTCTCAGGGGAGGGCACTCGGAGTTTGGCCGTCGCGCCACGGTGGCAGCACCGAAACCACGACCACTGAGCACCGCACACGGCGCGTCAGCGCTTACAGCCCGCCCGGCTATGAACCGATCTGATCTCGGGTGCCCCGGTTTCCCGCAAGCAGACGAGCGTGACCACCACCAGGATGCCAGAGCAGGCAACCGATCAGCAGTCCTTTGCCATCACGCGGACCAGCTCGACCAGCGCAGCCTGCTGGTGCTGTGGCAGAGCGCCCACCATGCGGAGCAGTTCGGCTGCCTCTCCCGACGCCTCCCACTCCACGCGCACACCGAAGAACTGCGCGGCAGCAGCCTCCCGAAGCCTCGTCGGCTCCAACCTGAGACCGGCGGCCAGCGTGTCCAGGCCCTCCAGAGACGGAGCGTTGACCGGGGCGCCGGTCTCCAGCCGATGCAGCCAGGCCGACGACACCGCCGCGCCGCCACCAGTCTCCCGGCATGCGGCAGCCAGCGACTGGTACGACAAGCCGACCTCCCGCCGTCGACTGCCCACCAAGCTGCGCAACTCGTCACCCACAGCAGCATCCTTCCGGCAGATAGCCCCGTCGCGACGGGGGATGCACGACGGGGCCGAGGTCAGTCTGGCATGAGACGCCGATCGTCGACGGACACTTCAGAAGCCGATGTTGTCAGGCCGTGCGATGTAGTGCCGCTCCACGCGACCCACAGGACCAACGAGCACGCCTTCGCCGACCAACTGCCACTGGGTCCAGTAGGTGCCGCCGCCGTGGTGCTCCCCTCGGCAGGAACAGGTGCAGTCGTCACCGGCCGCCGTCTGGCACTTGTCGTGGCACTGCTCGGTGGTTGAGAACTCCAGGTAGACGTGCACCTCTCCGAACCGGTTGGCGAGGGCTTCGACTAGCGTCCTCAAGTGCGGCTTGGCTATCTCCCACCGTCCGGGGCGTACCGTGTTGTTCCAGTCCGGGCGGATGCGGTCGCCCAGTTCTTCGTGCAGCCATGATCGGTTGGCGCGACTGAATGGCATTCGCATCCAAAGGCGCGTCTCGTCGTAACCACGGCGTACCCAGGGTTCTCTCACAGTCCGATGTCCTCGCTTGCTGCGTCGGTCCACTTGTCAGCCTCGCGAATGTATCCCCAGAAGGCGGGGCTGTTCTCGGCGTGCCCGGACTGTTCGCGGATCTTCTCCTCGCGCTTCCCGGCTCGGCGCGACGTGGTGATGAACCCGGCCCGCATCGAGTGTCCTGTGAGGCGGACGGACAGGCCGGCTCGTTCAGCGTTGCGGGCGATGATCTCGCGGACGGCTTCCGGGGAGAGGGCGCGGTCGCCGAGGCGCCCGTGGACGGTGATGGGCAGGAAGGCGGGTCCGGTGGTGATGCCTGCGGCGGCGCGCCAGGTGAGCCAGGCGCGGACGGGGCAGGTGTCGGGGTTGCGGCCGTAGCCGACGACGACGTCCCGGGGTGGCCGCCCCTTCACGGCGGGAACGTGGACTTCGAGCCCCTGGCTGACGTGGGCGATGGTCTCGACGCGGAGGGCGGCGACTTCGGCGGAGCGTCCGGCGACGGCGAAGGCCATAAGCCAGAGGGCGCGGTCGCGGATCCCGGTGAGCCCGTCGGGTACGGCGGCGGCCATCTGGCGGAGCTGCTCGGGAGTTGCCGCCTTGGCTGCGCCTCGCCCTCGCGCGACGCGGTCCTCGTCGTTCTTGAGCGGCTTGAGGGCTTTGCGGGCAGCGACGGTCGCTTCCTTCGGCACCTCGACGCCGTGCGTGCGGCGGGCGGTGACGGTGACGCCGGTGATTCGCCGGTCGATGCTCGCGGGCGCGGCTAGCTTGATCGTGTCGAGCCAGACGACGAAGCCGACGAGGGTGCCTTTGGTGACGGCGGTCGATGGCATGCGGTGGCCGGTGCGTTCGGCGAGCCAGTCGTGGAACTCCTCCCAGAGTGCCCAGTCGTTGGCGTATCCGCGCTTGGTGTTGTCGGGGATGATTCTTTCGAGGTGTTCGTCGGCGGCCTTCTCCATGGCGGCCAGGACGGCGAGCGTCGCAGCGTCGTAGGCGGCAGGGATGGCGTCCGACTGACGCGGGATGAGGGTGCCGCTCATCGCTCACCCTCCGTCCCGGTGGATACAGCTTCGTAGTGCTGAGCCCAGAGCGCCTTGGGGTTCGGCGTGGACCGGGCCAGGCGCTCACCGCAGGAGCAGGCGACGGACGCGCCTTGGCCGCCCTCATTGTCGGTCTGCGGCGCGTGCTTCCCTAGGGCACCCACGTGGGTGGGGCACAGGTGGAGCCGGAATCGTCCGTGTGACCGGAGGGACCGGACGTCCAGAGCCCGCAGCAGGGTCCGGCCCGCCTTCACTGACGGCAGCGGAGCGTGCGACTGGTGAGCGATGCTGTCGATCGTCGTCCAGCCGACGGGGGCATCGTCGGTCTCGGAGAGGTCAGAAACCGTGCAGTTGGCTGCGTCGCACCGGAAGCGGTACGTGCGCAGGACTTCGGCGGTCATGCGGCCGCCTCCAGCTGCTCCCACAGCCACGGCGTGTGCGTGGTGTGACGGTGTTCCCGGCCGCAGGTTCGGCAGTGCGACGGTCGCCAGTGTGCCTGGGGGATGAACGTGTGGAGCGGCTTCAACCAGTGGCCTTCGGCTTGTAGGTGGTCGCCTCGGTGCTGGCCGCAGCGGTCGCAGATCCAGTAGCCGTCCGAGCCGTCGAGCTGGACGGGGCCTTCACGGAACCAGTGATCGGTGATCAGCTCTCTGAGCATAGCTAATTGTACCGGTTTTTCGCCCGCGATATGGCATGTTATCGAGAGTGCTTGTCGATCAACTGCCCCAAGCTGCTGTCTGGTTGCACGGCGGTGGCTAGCATCGCGTCATGACTTCAAGACCCCGCTTCCACCCCGGCGACGGGCGCCCTCGCTACGTCGGCCCCGCTGTCGTGATCTTCCCTGACGGCCGAGAGGCGCCCGTCGACGTGTCTCTCGTGCTGCGCTACGACCCGAGCCGCACGGACAACCGCGAATCCGACCGCGACAGCACTTGGGCCGGCGGCATCACGCTCGCCGACGAAGTCACCGATGTGGATCTCTTCGATGCCGCGCCCGGGATCCTCCGCCTGCCGGATGGTCGTGAGAGCGAGTTCATGGCCACCAGCGGTCCGCGCAAGTCCGGCTGCTCCGGGCTGGGGCCCGCTCCGTTCGTAACGCCGGACCCCAGCAGCGCATAAGGGAACGTTATGCGCTAGCAAGCCACGCGCCCCTCGCCGAGGCGTTCTCTCCAGCCCGATCAGGCTGTCGGTGCCCGCCGCTATGCTCCCGCGCCATGAGTATCCCTTGGGTGGACATCAGTGCCGCCTCTACCGCCGGCCTCAGTGCGATAGCCGCGTGCGGCGCTTGGCTTGCCGCCCGACGTTCGACGAAGACCGCGGAGACGCTAACGCGGATCGAGCGCGATCGGCGCCATGAGGAGCGTCGGCCTCGCTTCAGGTTCTCCCTGGGCGGGCCGTACCGCGAGTGTTCCACATTGAACGTGCATCTTGCCGGCCCGGATGAGCTTGGCGAGGTCGAGGTCGTGAGTATCCGTGTCGACGACGATGACAAGGACCGCTCCAATCTGCTTGGGCGGGGAGCTACGCGAGAAGATATTGAGGCTCACGTGTGGGGCCCATACCAGTTCACGCCACACAATGACACGGCAGATGAAAACGGGCGGGCGGTCGGCCCGTTCTCTCTCAAGGTCGGTCGGGGTCGACCGTTTCAGATGGACCGGACACGTCCCGGGGCCTGGATGGAGGGGAAGACTATGGATGCCTGGCAGGAGGAGTATCTGGGGCACCCGGTGCGTCTGGTCATCACCTGCCGAGTTGGCGATGAGACGTGGACCCTCACCCAGGCGCTGCCGACCGATCCCTGGTAACCCGGTTCATCACAGGCTGGTAACCCGCGCTCACAGGTCCCTCACATGTTCTACGGTGACCCTTCAACCTTGGGGGTTCTGATGCGCGTTCGTGCGACGGCGGCGGTGGCCGCGATGCTTCTGGCTGCTGTGACTGGGTGCGGGGGGTCCGATGACGGCAAGGACGTGGCGACGAAGCCGCAGCCCGCAACACCGACCGCGCCGGCGGAGTCGACGGGCGCCGGGAACCCGGAGGTGGACTGCTCGGATGAGTCGCTCAGCCAGGCCGACTGGATTGAGCACTGCGCCGAGGAGGGCGGGGGGACCGGCGGGGACGGGACAGCGGGGCGGCTGACCGGATTGAAGTTCGGCGAGTCGTTCACGTGGCCAGATGGGCTGAAGGTGTCGGTCGTGGATGCGAAGGAGTGGACGAAGTTCGTTGAGGACGACTACTCCGAGGACGATCCTGAGGCGACCGAGTTCCGAATCCGGCTGAAGATCACCAATGGCAGCAAGGCGCCGGTGAAGCTGGATGACCTGTCCACCTTCATCGACGGCGCCACGAACGGCGGCGAGGCGTCTACTACCCAGTTCGTCACGGACTCGGATCCGCTGGAAGGCCGGCTGGCTCCCGGCGTGACGGTGACCAAGACCGATGACAACAGCCTGGAGTCCCGATACGGGAAGAAGATCGTGGTCACGGTGCAGCGGTCCGGAGAGGACTTCCCCGAGTTCGAGGGCGAGATCACCGGCTGACGTACCTCAGGCCGCCCCCGCTTCCTGCCTCGGCAGGGGCGGGGGTGTCGTCGTTTCCCGAGTCAGACTCCGGTGCGGTTGTACTCCTCGACCAGGGGGTGGGCTGGCTCGGGGTCGATGCCGGCGCGGTTCATCTGGCGTGCCCATCGGTCGGTTGTCCAGGCGAAGGCGCGGACGACTTGTTCCAGGCGGGACATCTTGCCGCGTAGTTGGCCGTTCTCTTCGTCGACGCGTCGGACGGTGGCTTCGAGGACTGCGAGGTTGGCGGCCTGTTGGGCGGGGGCGGCGTTGGCTCGGGCTGCTGCTTCCTGTGCGGCGGCGGTGGCGCGGGCGGCGTCGCGGGTGGCGCGGGCGACGAACCAGCCTCCGCCGCCGAGGATGCTGCCGGTGGCTCCGATGATGGTGGCCCATTCGGCGACGGTCATGGTGCCTTGCCTCTCCGGGGCCGTGGCGCTGGGGGGACCGAGTATTCGGGCACCGTGGCCGCCCACAAGATGACCCCGACGTGCGAGGTGAGGTACCAGATGGCGACGAAGCCGCCTCGGGAGTAGTTGCCGGTGATGACGGCGGTGGTGTAGGCGGTGGCCCACGCGGTGGGGGGTATGAGGGCGGCGAGGTAGCCGAGTTTGTCGCGGCCGACTTGGAGGAAGGCGCTGGCGAAGGTGGCGGTGCCGCAGGCGATCCAGAGCCAGGCCCAGTTTCGGAGGCTAGTCGCTTGGGTGAGGAGTTGCAGGCCGTGGTCGGTGGGTGGGTTGACGAGGAAGCTGATGCCCCAGCAGGTCTTGCCGGTGCCGATGACGGCGAGGAAGGAGCCGCGGCGGCCCAGGGTCTTGCGGAGTCGCCGGGCCGCACGGCACCGCATCAGACGCCCTTGGCGAGGCTCGCGGAGTTCTTGGTGCCGAAGGCGCGGGCGAGCATGCCCTTGAGCAGGGATCCGGCGGCGGCGATTCCGGCGGCGGCCATGGTCTGCCAGAAGGTGGCGTGGAACATGTCGGCCGGGCCGGCGGCGAGGGCGACGCCGCCAGCTGCGACCACGGCGGTGGACAGGGTCCGTTCGGCGAGGTCGCGGGCGTAGGCGGCGGTGGTCTTCACGACGGTCTGTGCGTCGGGGAGGGAGATGTGGTCGGCCATGGTCAGGCCCCCTTCTTCTGCGCCGCGCGGATCTCGCGGACTAGGTTGCGGGTCTCCAGGGCGAGGTCGTAGATCTCTCGGAGGAAGCTGATGGGCTTCCAGGTCGGGTTGGTCTTCAGGGTCGGGGACTTCGACGGCGCTGGGGCGATGTCCTGCTCCCACATCTCGCGGTACGACATGGGCTTCTCCTTGCTCGGGGTGGGGTTGGGTGCGGGGGTCTTGCCGCTGGCGCGGGCGACGATCCCGGGGAACACGACCTCCCGGAACTGCTTGATCCGTGCCGGGCCGGGACAGGAGTGCGCGTCGGGGTTCCAGGCGGCGTGCATCGCGTGCCAGCCGTAGCCAGGGTCGTCGGCGGTTCGGCACAGGCGGAGGGGGATGCCGTGCTGGTGATGGACCCACACCCCGGCCTTGATCAGTTCCTCGACCTGCTTGTCCGTCCAGGGGTCGGTGGCGGTGAGGTTGGACGCGGTCTCGACGGAGATGGCGCCGGTGCCATCGGGACGGCGGTTGGCGGAGGCGTTGGCGTCGGCGCGGGTCTCGGTGCCGATGTACTGGGCGATGTCTCCGGCGTAGCCGATGCCGAAGTGGGATTCGAGGTTCGTGGAGTCGCGCCAGTACTCGTAGGTTCGGCGGGCGGTCCAGGGGCCGACGATGCTGTGCACGAGGAACTGGGTCGGCCGGATCGCGGGCTGTTGGTCTGATTCGGGTTGCAGCTCCATCTTGGTGGCGCCGGGGTACCAGGCCATGGGGTCTCCTGTTGTTGGGGTGCGGAAGTGATGGCACCAGCGACCATTGACCTTTGAATCATAGGTCAACACCAGCAATACACCTACGATTCGTAAGTTCTTGGGGTATGGTCGGTGGTAGGGAGGCGCCGGGGGTCCTTGCGCTCCCTCCGCGGCGGGCCTGGCTGTGCGGGTCCGGCCCGCCGCCACCCGCACCCCAGCCCGCACGGAGGCTTCCCGTGCATGATCCGCTGACCGTCGCCTTCGAGATCCGCCGCCCGTGGCCGGAGCGCTCGCCCCTCTCGGCCGCAGGGCATCAGGCCGTGCGCTGGCGGATCCGCCTCCACCACGACTGCGGGACCTGGTGCGCCGACGATCTGCCTCACCGCGAGGGCGCGTTCCCCTGGTGGAAGCCCTCCAGCTACAGCGCGTTCTGGCGGCTGGGAGGCCGGGACTACTACTTCCCGTCACTGATCACCGTGTGGCACCGCGAGCCGGGCGGACGTGACAGCCTGTCCGTCTGCGGGAGGCGCGTCCAGCGCCGCGACGGGACGTGGAGGTTCGCACGCGGATGGCGCTGGCACATCCACCACTACAAGATCCAGCTCCGGACCTACCAGCGGCTACGCCGACGCTTCCTCACCCGCTGCGCCTGGTGCAACGGCCGCTCCGTCAAGGGCGATCAGGTCAACCACTCCCACTCGTGGGACGGACCCCGCGGGCGCTGGTGGCAGGGGGAGCGGGGTCTCTTCCACGCCGACTGCTCGTCGATCGAGCAGGCGCACAGGACCTGCGTGTGCACGCGACCCGCGCTGGACCACGATGTCTACGGCAAGTGCTCACGCTGCGACGGGTTCCGGCCGTTCGGCTTCACCGACGCCAACCTCGCCCGCGCGCGTGACCTGCAAACGATCCCGCACGGCGAGCGCCACACCGACACCAAGGAGGCGCCCCATGACTGACGTTCAGGGCCGATGCCCGCCTGCGGCGGCAGCAGTCTCTTCCTCGCCGAGGGCGGGCACGTCACCTGCTCCCGCATCGACTGCCCGGCACCCGACACCGTTGACGCCCTGCTGCACGGCAGTGGGGCCACCCTCCCCGAGAGGTGTCCGTCAGTGGAAATCCGCAACGCCTTCTCCGAGCGTCTGCGCGTGGAACTGTGTGTCGAGCTGAGGGAGCGGCCGTGACCGAGAAGGATGCCGCCCGGTACGCCCGCTATGCGGAGGCTGTGAGCACCATCGTGGGCTACCCCTCCGAGACGATGATGCGCGCCGTCATGGCGGTGGCCGATGCCGAACTCGCCGAGCGGGAGATGCCCGATCCGCTCGTCGGACGGCTCGTCGCCTGCGCCGACCCCAGCACCGGCAGGGTCCTGGCTGTCGGCAAGGTCACCGAAGTCAACCGAGCCGACGGCAGCATGCGACTGACCGCCATGCGGCACGACGATCCGGACGCGCCTCATGTGGACGCCGACCCTGCGGCCCTCCCGCCCGGCATGAACTGGCGCGACCACCTCGACGCCGCTGGAGGGCGCCATGACCGCACCTGACACCGAGTTGCAAGCCGCAATGGACCGCATTGGGCAGACGATCGCGCGCGCCACCCTGCGAGCCCTACGCAGTAACGCCAGCGACTTCGCCCTCACTGGCCGTTGGCGTCCCGACGCCCACCGGATCGTCTACCTGTTCGGCCGGGCGTACTGGTGGGACCGGGACCCTGACGGGCGACTGACGCTGCGGCCCGCCGCGTGGATCAGCGCTCCCGCCCCACCACGAACCCCAACCGTTTCCCGTAGGTGGCCCGGTACTGGTCTGGTGTCCACGCCCGGCCCGTACTGAGGAACACAGGGTCCACGCGGGCGCCGCCCGTCGTCTCGTCGTCGGCGACCAGCACCCAGCCCACCACCACTCCCCCACCCGGCACCCCGGACAAGCCCACCCCAGCCGGCGCCGTCACCTCCACCCGCAGCCCACCGGCCGCAGGCACCAGAGCAGAAATCAGCGCTGCGGGCGGAACAGGCTGGGGTTGCATGATGAACGGCATCAGAACCTCCGGATGATGCGCAGGCTGGTGGCGTAGAGACCGGTACCATCGAGGATGGAGGTGCCGCCCAGGTCACCCATCGTGGGGCCGTTGGGCGTCTTCCTTGAGTTCAGGAAGCGGTAGCGGCCGTTCTGGTCGATGCCGATGAAGATCCCGTTGTGGTCGATCTGGCCGGACGTAGCATCACCGGAGTCCGCGTCGAACAGCGGCACATCCCCGATCCGCAGGTTGGCCAGCGGCGGCGGCGCGCTGGCAGCCTGGGCGACGACGATGCCCGGCCCGCTGGGACCGATATCCCGCGTCCGACGCGGCAAGTTGATCCCGTCGAAGTCCCGGTCCCGGACCATAGGGATGCCCAGGTGGTAGCCGTACACCATCCGCACGTAGCCCGAGCAGTCCATGCACTGCCGCCACTCCGGAGACGTGGCCTTCGACTCCCCGTTCGGATAGGTCCAGGGCATCCCCATGTACTCATGCCAGTCCGCGCCCTCCCGGCGCGTGCCGTCAGCAGCGTTCGGCCCGTACATGGCCTGCCCGGCGACCTGCACTCCCCCACCCATCCGGGAGTCCATCACCACCAACGCCCCGGTGATGTACGCCATGGCGTGCGCGAGCGCGTCGGGGGTGGTGTCGACCGCCCACGCCCGGATCTGATCCGCGAGCGCCGGCGTCCACGTGCCGTCGAAGGGGGTGGCGAGGATGCGTACCCACGTGTTGTGTGTGACCGTCGGCGTGCTCGGCCAAGTGCCGGAGTAGAGCTGAATCTCGTGTACGCGGAACAGGATCGGGATGGCGGTGGAGCCAGCGGAGGCGAACGCCCTCACGCCGATCCGTCCGGCGCCGAGGCTGGTGTCGACGACCTCGTGCGTCCACGTGCCTGGCTCCGTCGCACCGTCCTTCCAGGCCCGGCACCTGAGCGTCGTCCCGGCCCGCTGGGCGCGGATGTGCCAGATGTCCCCGGCGACGTATCCGGTGCCGACGGTTGTCAGGGCGCCGATCGTGGTCGTCCCTGCCGATGTCTGGCACTCCAGCACGAGCTGCACCGTCCCCGAGGTGAGGACAGAAAGTCTCGCGCGATACTGCGACGTCGACGAGGTGTAGGCGAAGGAGAGTGCCAGCGACGATGCGTTGCCCGTGGCTGGCTTGTCCATCGACCACGAGAGCCGAGCATCCAAGTCCGATATGTCGTTGACCAGCGACGTGTGCCGGGACGCGTTCTCCGCGCTCACGGAGATCAGCCCGCGCCCCGGAGTGACGGTGTAGTCGGCGTCGGTGCCGTTGCTGTTCGACCAGGTGCCGCCACCTGGCGACGGACCCCAACCAGCCGTGGTTGTCCGCTGGAACGTGTCGGCGAACGGCCGCTTCTGCTCCGTGAATGTCCTCTGCTGTCCGCGCATCGTGACGGTGCGCGCGCCGACCGTCAAGGTCGCAAGGAGCCCACGCGCATCAGACACCTGCAAGAGCTGCGGCGGCCCCGGCACCACGCTCGTCGTCAGCGCGGCAGGCGGGTTCACGTGCAGTCGGTCGTCCTGGACGAGCAGCAGGTCCATCACGCCTCCTGCACATCGATCTGGATTGTCACCGCGGACGGGCTTCCGGCCACGGACCGCAAGGCGACCGATACCGAATCCCCCGCAAGCACAGCCTGGTTCTGGAGGGTGGGCCCGGACAGCCAGGTCGCGGCCGTCGACAGGGAGAGATCCGTGACCAGGATGTCCAGACCGTTCTTCGCGGCGTTGATCGTGGCTCCCGTTCCGCCCGCCCGGTACCCGCGGACCGCCGTGATGGTGCAATCCCGGGGTGCCCGCCAGACCACCTCCGAGACAGCGCCCGACGGCATTCTGATCACGGCGCCCTTGGTGGCCACCCAGTCCTGCTGTGCCGGGAGCTGGCTGACCGTCAACCGGCCCGACGAGTCGAGCTTGGCCCATCCGTCGGGCAGTCCGCCGCGGGCGATGAAGTCGTTCAGGGTCTTGCCGAGGTCGGTGGCGGTGAGGATGTAGCGGCGGCCGTAGCCGAAGTCCACGTACAGGTACGTGATCGTGTCGTCGTCGGGGCCCAGGAAGGCGGCCCCGCCGTCCGCGTCTGCTGTGACCGTGGTGGTGGGGTTGAGCTGCAGGTCGGTGAGGTCCGTGATCTGTACGCCGCCCACCCGGGAGTCCCACACGGTGCCCTGTGAACCGGGGCGGAGGACGAGTTGGTCGCCGACGCGTTCCATGGCGAAGTCAGCGGGGCTGCCGCCGAAGAGATGCCTTGCCACTGGGAGGTTCCTCGTTTCTGTCAGGCGAGCCAGTAGGAGCCGTCGATCGTGAGCACGTCATCCGTGCGGATGTTGAACGGCGTGTTGGTGAGGAGGTTGTAAGCATCGGGGCCGCCGCCGCTGGTGGTGGCCGGGTAGCGGAGCCGGGAGATCCGGGTGACGGATTCCGTGGTGGCCACGTAGCCGACGCCGGTCGCGGATCCTTCGCCGTTGTTGGAGGTGAAGTTCCACTGGAACAGGCTCCTGAGCTGGCCGGTGGCCGGAAGACCCGGCGGGAGGCTCACCATGATCGGGTCGGGGTAGCCGGGCGGATTCCCCGACGGGATGAGCTGGATCGTCACATCCACCCGGTTACCGACCGCCTGGTACCGCCCGATGTTCTGGCTGCCGGAACCCCAGTTGATCGTGGTGGTGCCCGCCGTCCAGACCGGGGTGTAGGCCGAGTCCTCCACACCAGACGAACCCAACCACCGCCACCCGGCCCCATCCCCCACAAAGAGCTTGCCGCCCTCGACGAGGAGCTGGTTCCGGATGCTCGGCCGGCGGGCTCCCGGCACGGACGGGAGCGCGCCGCGGTCCGTGAGCCATCGGCGGTCGAGGACCGATACAGCGGTCACGACGGACGACCCGGCAGCGACGGTGCACTGGGCGAGAGGGACCTCGTAGATGCCCTCGTCGTCCTGGGTGAGGCTGGGCGCGCTGGCCCCGCCAGCCTTGTAGACGGCGGTGACCTGCTTGGCCGTGATGGGGTCGGCGCGGAGGATGACGAGGTCAGTGCGTGCTGTCCCGCCGGTGTTCGGCGGGACGGGGAGGTTCTTCGTGCTGCTGTTGTGGTAGTAGAAGCCGTTCACGCTGGCACGGCCCGGGGCAACGGCCACGGTGGTCGTCCCGGAGGCGGTGACCTTCAGGAGGTTGCTGGATTCGCTGAGGGCATGCACGCCATCAAGCCCCCAGCGCTTAGCCATGCCGGACCACTGGGACTGGGTGGCGATCGGGGAGCCGTCGAACGGCCCAGAGAACTCAGCCATCAGGCCGCCTTCCGTGTCTTGACCCTCGCAAGATCCTTCTTGAGACGGGCGATGTACCCATAGATCCGAGCGACCGTGTCCTGGCCGCCGTCGCCGCCGACCCTGGCCCGGACGCCGGCCTCGCCAACGGAGCTTGTCAGCGTGACCTCTCGCACCACGTCCGTGTACCAAGCCCCGCCGCGGAGCTGCGCGGACACCGTGTCGCCGACGTTATAGTCCCGCCCGTACCGGAGCTGAGGTAGATCGATCGGGGCGATGGACAGCGCACCCTGCCCGGCCCCGCTGGCAAGGGCCTCCGCCCCGGCCTGGTCCATCTGCGCGGCCAGGTCGACGGACGCGGTGTCGACGCTGGTCTGATCGACGAACTGCTCAAGGACCAAGCCCGGGAATAGGGGGTCGGCGCGGTCGTAGGTCTTGCAGACGCGTGGGCTGGTGCCGCCACCGGCGACGACGATGGCGCTGGTGCAGGTTGGCGGTGTCGTCGAGTAGGAGGCGTCGGTCAGGTTGCCCAGACCGAATGAGAATCGGGCGGTGCCGCTGAGGTCGGCGGGCTGGAACACCTGGAACTGGAGGGCGCTGCCCACCTGGACGACGCGGAAGCCGAGGCCGGCCGCCTCCGCAATGTCCTGGAGGACTGTCAGCAGGTTGTCGAACTGGTTGACCTCCCGGACCAGCGCCGACCCGCGGGCGCCGTTCGCGGCGAGGGTGAGGAGCGCGTTGCGGCGGCTCGCGAGCGCCCCGGGGCCGGCGTTCAGATTGACCAAGTTCCGCATGCCGGTTTCCGCCGCAGGCACGTTGATCTTGTAGACGGATGCGGTCTGCGATCCGATCGCGGCGGTCGGGGAGGGCCAGCAGGTGTAGCGGGCGAGCACCTCCTCGTCGGACACGGCGCCCACGGTGAGCCGCCCGGCGCCGGAGTCGGATTCGGAGCGGGACCAGTCCGGGGTGCGGATCGGCCCGGAGAGGACCGTCTCGCCCGTCGGCCTTTTCACGATCAGCCCGTTGCCCTCGACCAGCAGCAGCGCGGACGGCGAGTCGGCGGAGATCTCTATGCTCATCGAGCCGATCGCGTTGTGGCGGGGTACGACGGTCAAGTTGGTGTAGTCGGCGACCTGCCCGATCCGCTGCAGCGTGCTGTTGCGGACGTACACCCGGAGCGCAGTAGATTCCATGGCCAGCCCCCTACGACGCCAGGTAGCGGGGTTGGTAGGTCATGGAGACGCTCGTCAGCGCGGTCGAGCCGTCGACGACCAGGTTGAGCTTGTTCTCGCCCTCGTCGAGCGGCCACAGCTCGGAGGCGGTGGACAGGTCGGGCCACAGGTTGATGCTGCCGTTGAGGAGTGCGGTCTGGCGGCGTTCACGCGTGTCGATGACGATCTCGTCCGCGCCGGTGATGGTACGCGTCAGGACGATGGCGCGGCCGAACGTCTGGTTCGTGAGCGTGACCTTGGTCGCCGGGCCTTGGATCGTCCACACCGGGAAGGCGACGTCGTCGCCCGGATTGGTGACGGTGACCTCGCCTAGCACCTGCGAGTCGCCTACTTGCAGGGGCAGGACAGGGAAGAAGACCGCGCTGGTTCCGGCCTTCCAAGCGTGGGTGACGGCGCCCCCGATCCAGTACGGAGAAGGGCAGCCGAAGGTAAGGGCGTTGATGCACCAGCGTTCCCCCGCGGCATCGAGGGACTCGTCTCCTTCGAGGCCGCTTCTGTAGTAGGCGCCGATGCTGCGTGTCGCCCCGTCGGGTTCGATCAGTGTCAGTGCGCCGACGCCGCGCTTCGGATTCAGCGAGTTGATCAGCTTCCGGCGCCGTTCCTTGTACGCGGCGCGGCTGTCGCTGGCCCAGAATGCGATCGGAAGAGTGATCTCCTTACCCTCCGCTCGGGCATCGCGCAGCTCGTACCCGTCGATGCCGGGACTCTCGTCGGTGATGAACTGGTAGCCGGGCATGTCGAGCCCCTTGGCGCCGGGCTGGAGGAGCCAGCCGCGCTCCCAGTCCGAGAACTGCGTGGTCACGCCCCGCGGGTCGGTGAAGGAAACGGCCGGCATCCGGTTGAGGAGGGTGGGCCACGGCGGACCAGGCTGTTCCTCCGGGGGGAGGTAGACCGGGGGGACGAGGATCGGCATCAGACCACCACCGTTCTGTTGAGCATGTCGTCGATGGCGAGTGCGTCGAGGAGCGCCTTGCGGGTCGGCACTTCGCGGGTGGTGGCGTTGAAGTGGAGGTGCCGGTCGCCGCCGTTGTTGATCGTGGACTGCTGCTGGATGCGGGTGGCGGTGGCTGCTGCGGTGCGGCGGACAGCTCCCGCCATGCGCGCGGCAGCGGCCTGGGTGGCGGGGATGGTGCGTTCGACGCCGCGGGCGTAGCCAAGGCCGGTGAACCGGCCGAGCGCTTCAAGGATCCGAGACGGGCTCTTGATCTTCAGTTCGACCTTGATGGTCTTCTGGATGGCCTTCGCGAGCTTCGCCATCTGCTGCTCGATGAGCTTCTGCGTCGATTGGAGGCCGGTGAGGAAGCCCTTGCCGGCCTGTGTGCCGGTGTCGTACATGGCGTTGGCGGCGCCCTTGCCGAACGCGGTGGTGGCTTTGCTGATGGCGGTCTGGGTGGCGTTGATGTTCTTGAGTTCGGCGGGGGTGGCGTCGACCAGGGCCTGGGCGTAGGCGGCGCCCTGTTCGGGTCCGGCGGTGATGATCTGCTGGAGCAGGTCTTTGTTGAGGCCGCGCTTGGCGAGGGCGGTGAGGTTGGTGCCGAATTTCTTGAGTTGCCCGAGGCGGACGTTGAGCCCGGCGAGGATGCCGCCTGCGCCGAACGTGAGTCCGCTGTTGGGGAGGCCGGTCATGCTGGTGAAGCTGACGGCCTGGTCGGTAGCGTCGGCTGCGAGCTGCCGTGCGGCGGTGATCTTTGCGGCGATGGCGTCCCGCTGCTTGGCGAGGGCGTCGAGCTTTTTCGTCTGGGTGCTGATCTGCTTGAGGAGCTTGTCGTCGAGGGTCGTGTTGACGCCCTTGAACGCCGTCTTGATCGCCGTGGCGACCTTGGTCATGGCGGCGTCGATCTGTGCCGCGGTCCCGGCAAGCTGCTTGAGGAAGTCGACTCCGACGCTCGCGGCGATCGGCCCGGTGTCGATGCGCTTCCCGCCGACGGTGATCGTGCCGCCCTTCGCGTAGCCGCGGGGAAGGCCGCGGCTGATGCTGACGACGCCGCCGCGGGCGTAGCCGCCCGGCCGGTTGTACGCCTTCGGCAGGGAGCCGTACCGGTCGAGGGCGTACCGCATCGACGCGTAAATGTTGGCCATCGGGTCGACGGAGACGCCGTACATGAACGGGCCGGTCTTCCGGTACTTCCCGGCGTAGGCAGCGAAGGTTCCCTTGATGACCTGCATCAACCCGACGCTCGGGTGACCGGCCTTCCAGTTGGAGTCCCACCGGTTGACCGAGCGCGGGTCGCCGCCGGACTCCTGGCTCATCCGGCGGAGCGTCGTGGAGACGAGGCCCATGGACTGACGGAGCTCGCCGAGAGCCTGCTGGACGACACCGGTCCAGCGCTGCACGCCACTGCCGCCGGCGTCGCCACCGGACAGGTACGGCATGGGGTCGATGCCCTTGCCGCGGAGGCGGGCTTCGAGGTGGAGGTGTGGGCCGGTGACGTTGCCGGTGGCGCCCACCGCACCGACTCGTGCGCCCTGCTTGATGCCGTCTCCGGCCTTGGCGACCATGGAGGACAGGTGGGCGTACAGGCTGGCGAGTCCGCCGCCGTGGTCGATCGTGATGTGCTTGCCGTAGGGGCCGCCGTTCTCGACCGCGCGGACGGTGCCGTTGTCGACGGCGACGACTTTGGTGCCGGTCTTTGCTGGGAAGTCCAGGCCCGTGTGCTTCCCTGATGCCCACATCAGGCCCGGCTGCCCGAACGGCGTCCCGAACGGGGCCGTCACGGGCTTGCGCCAGGCGCCGGACGGCTCGGGGATGTCCTTGCCCCTGATCCAGTCGATGGCCTTGTCGATAAGGTTGAGGGGGGCCGAGGCGATCATGCCCTTCCAGCCGCCCGTGTCAGCGCCGAGGACCGACCGGATGCCCTTCTTGATCGGGGAGAACGCCTTCTCGGCGAGGTTCGCGAGGCCACCGCGTGCGACGTCGGCGCCCTTGTCGAGTACCTTGCCGACGCCGGAGACGATGCCCGAGCCGGCGGCCTTCAGCCCGCCGAGGATGCCGCCCTCGGCGAATCCGTACTGGCTGCGGGCGATGGCGGGGTGGGTGCCGCGGATCGCGGCGGCGTTGAGGGCGTGGAGGCGGGCCCGCTCGTAGGGGTCGCGCATGACCTCGGATACGTAGACGCCTTCGCCGCGGCGCATGGGCACCAGCTGGTCGTCGCCGTCGCGCCAGGTGGACCAGCCGGGGAGGATACCGCCGCGTGCCTTCCCGAGGCCCTTGGGCATGGACATCTTCTGCAGGTCAGGGACGCCTGGGAGCTTGGCTGCGGTGGCGTTCCACACGGAGACGATGCCGTTGTTGTAGACGGTGTCGATCCAGAAGCGGATGGGGGCGGCGACGAGGTTCTTGATGCCTGACCAGATGTCGCCGATGCCGTCGCGCATGCCTTCGAAGGCCTTCTTGAGGCCGCCTGCGAACCGGTCGAAGCCTTCGCGGACGAGTCCCCACGCGTCGGAGGCGATGGACTTCACGCGCCGCCAGAAGGCGTCCCAGATGGCGATCGTGTCGTTCTTGAGGTCGCGGAAGAAGCCGACCGTGCCGGACACGATCCCGCCTATCAGCTCCTTCAACCACCGCCAGAGCCTCTTGAACCAGCCGACCGTTCCGTTCACGATGTCCGGGATGATCGAGTGGCCGAGGAGGACATCCCACAACCACCGGAACCGGTCGACGACCCACTTCACCGCGGCCGTGCAGGCGTCCGTGAACGCCGTGAACCAGCCGATCACCGTGCTGATGATCGAGACGAGGAAGCCGACCGCACCGGCGAGGACCCCCGTGAAGAGTCCGGCGAGGCCGACGATCAACGGCATCAGCGGGGTAATCACCTGAAGGGCCAGGGTCAGCAGCGACACCGCCAGCTCACCCAGCGGCGGCAGCAGCGGCATCAGCGCCTGCAGCAGCGGCGGGAACAGCGGAGCGAGCTGGCCGAGGATCTGACCGATCGCTCCGACCGCGGGCAGCAGACCGAGGATCACCGGGACGAGGGCCTGCACCAGCGGCATGATCAGCGTCGTCAGGTTCTGGCCGATCATGCTGATGATCGGGCTGACCGCCGTGACGATCGCGCCGATCAGCGTCCCCAGCGGCGCCAGCAGCGGAAGGAGCTGGACCGCGAGATCAGCGATCACGGTGACGACGTCCACGATGACCGGCATCAGCGCCTCGATGACGGGCATCAGCGCCGTGGCCAGCTCCGTGAAGATCTGCGCCAGGACCGGACCGAGCTTCTCCGCAAGCTGCACGACCACGGGGGCGAGCGCGGCGAGGACCGGCAGGAACGCCTGCAACGCAGCACCCAGCGCACCCGCCAGCAGACTCGCGACCGCGTTGAGTGCCCGGAAGACCGCGGTCAGGGCCTCCTGCATCTCCGGCAGCTCGATGACCCTGCGGATCTCCTTCAGTGCCGCACCGATCACACCGAAGAAGTCACCGCCCGCGGCGTCGGCGGCCTTCATGATGCCGCCGATGATGCCGCCCAGGTCGCCGAGGACTCCGCCGAACTGCACGGCCACATCGAGGGCGGTGGAGATGGCCTTCTCCAGGCGGCCGTCCTCGAATGCCTTGCCCATCTTGGCCATGGCGCGGTCCATGGATTCGGCGAGGCCGCCGGTCATGCGGTCGAACGCGGGGCGGGCCGCGACGGAGAGCTGCCCGAACGCCGTCACCAACTGCCCGGGGAGCCGGGCGAGGTTGCCGAGGCTGGAGCGAATGCCGTCGAAGACGCCGGCCAGGACTCCGGTCTTCTCCAGGCTGGCCACCGCGCCGAGCGCGTTGCGGCCCATCAGGTTCAGGTCGCCGGCGGCCCCGGCCAGTCCGGTACGCACGGTGGGCAGTACCTGGCTGCCCACCTCCTTGAGGCGGGCCCCCAGCCCCGCGAACAGGGAGTCCTGCACGTCAAGGCGCATGGCACTCCACGCGGGGGCCATGCTCTGGATGGTGCGGACGAAGCCGCGTGCGTTCGGGGAGAGTTTGGCGAGTGCTTCGTCGAGCTTCGTGGTCTGGGCGGCGGCGTTCTGCTGGGCGTCCGCGACGGCGCGGACGGCGTCGGCGACGGCTTCCTGCGCGTCCGCTATCTCTCGCTGCCCCTCCACCTGCGCCTTCGTGACCTGCTGCTGGGCGGCAGCGACCGCCCGGCCCCGCTCGGCAACCTGTTCGTCGGCTGCGGCCACCTGCCGTTTCGCGTCGACGACGGTCTTCGAGCCCTCGACTCCGGCCTTATTCGCGGCGGCGGTGTCCTTCTCCAGCCGGGCGAGTTCGATCCGCTGGTCCTCCAGGGACTGCACGGCCCGGTCCCGGGCGAGTTCGGCCTGCTGGATCTGGAGCTGCGTCGCCGCCGGATCGGACCGGGTGGCCTGCAAGTCGAGTTCGGCCTGCTGGATGGCGAGGGTGGCCTCCGCTTCCGACAGGCGGCCCGCCTTCAGCCGCTGGTTCAAGTCCTGCAGGTCCCGGGCTGCTTGCCGTCGGGCCGCGGTCAGGTCGAGCTGGGCGCGCTGGGCGTCCCGCTGGGATCGGATGAGGGCGCGTTCGGAGGTGGTGACGGCTTCCTGTGCCTGCCGGACTCGTTCGGTGGCCGACACCCGGGCATCCTGCAGAGACCGCTGGGCCCGGGTGAGGGACCGCTGTGCGGTTTCGACCTGCCGGGTGGCCGAGGCGGCGGCTTTCGCTTCGCTGCTGGTGTCCTCGAACGCGGCCTTCAGGGCGTCGCCCACGCCCTTGGTGCCGAGTTTGATGGCGGTGAAGCTGCCGATGAGGAGGCCGAGCGCGGGCGCGGCCGTGGCGGCCAGGGGCCCCATCTGTGCGAGGGCGGAGCTGAGCGACGCGATGGCGGGGAGGGCGGAGAGCGCGGCGGTGGTCAGGGCGGTGATGCGCCCTGACGTGGACAACATGCCGCCCGCCACACCGCCGCCACTGCTGCTGAGTCGGCCGAGGCTGCCGGTGAGCGCGGCGAGCCCGGTGGTGCGGACCCGGACGTTCATGGTGCGGTCGCGGGTGAGGAAGGTCAGCGCCGTGTTCGCGGCGGCCGTGTCGGCGCGCGCCTGCACCGTCATCTGCCGGCGGCGGGTGAGGTTGGCGAGGCTGTCTGCGGCGACGCGGGTGTCGACGTCGATCCCGATACGGACCTGGCGGCGCTGGGTGAGGTTGCGGATCTCCTGCGCACCGACCCGGGTGTCCACGCTCGCCCGGATGTTGACGACGCGGTCGGCGGTGAGCTTGTCGAGCTGCCGTTCGGCCGCCCGATACGCGGCCTGCTGGATCCTGGGGAGGACATCGACGGTCCGCTGTCCGAGGATGCCCCGCAGCTTCGCCTTCGCCGCGGTCTCATCGAGCCCGACCGTGACCTTCACCGTTTGACTGGCAGTGAGCCTGGTCAGACCGTCCCGCGCTGCCCGGTCGTCCAGTCCGGCCGTGACCTTGACGGTGCGGTCCGCGGTGAGCCGGCCGAGCGCGGACTTCGCCCCGCGGTCGTCGAGTTGGGCGGTGACCTTGACGGTGCGGGCGGTGGTGAGCCTGCCGAGTTCCTGTTTGGCGGTGGCGGTGTCGGCTTGGGCGGTGATGGTGGCGGTGCGACGGGCGGTGAGCTTGCCCAGCTCGGTCTTGGCGGCGGCGGTGTCGAGGCTGATCCCGACCTTGACGACCGGCTTCATCTTGCTGACGGCGGTGCGGACCTTGCCGGTGATGATCTGCCCGGCAAGGTCGCCCGCCCGGATGGCCCCGGGGCGGATGGCTTTGGGGAGCTCGACTCGGAGGAGGCTGCCGAAGTTCGAGGTGTCGGGGGTGAGTGATACTCGGGTCCGTCCAACTACCGTGGCCTCGGCCATGCCGTCCTCCTTTCGCTATCCGTGTGCTGCTTCAAGCGCGGCGATCCGCGCCTGCCACTCGTTGATGTCCGCCTGTTCGTCTTGCCTGGTCCCTGCCGGGGAGTAGGAGTCGAGGTACTGCTCGGCTCGCTGCTGCGCCTCGGCCAGTTCGGCTTCGTCTGCTTCGTGTGCCTCGATTCGTGGTGGCTGGATGGGGTCCATGGCTGGGGCCTTGCCCTTGAGGTGGGCGGTCCAGAGGATCCGGACGAGCATCAGGAGGGCGTTGTACTGGGCGGCGGCGAGGAAGGTGCTGGCTGACCAGCGTTGGCCGTCGATGTCGCCTGCGAGAGCGGCCTTGGTGGCGGAGTCCTCGGGGAGGGCCTGGACCAGGTCGCGGAGTTCGGCCCAGTTCATGGAGCCCTCGCCCCAGGACATGGCCCAGAACTCGTTTAGACGACGGCCGGGGTAGTACCGCTGGAGGTCGGCGCGGAGGCTCCCGGCGTGCTCGCGGAGGACGTCGAGGAGCCAGAGCCTTCCCCCTCGTCGGTGCCCGCCTCCTTGCTGAGCTCTCCGATGAGTTCCTTCAGTTCGCCTACGGTGAGCTGCGCGGTCCTCACCAGGGCGTCGAACGCGTCCGGCGGGGATGCGACCTTGCGGAGCATGGACAGGTTCGCGTTGCCGTCCTCGGCTTCGACGGCCTCGATGAGTTCGAGCGGCCAGTAGTCCTGCACGAGGAAGGAGCAGGTGCGCTCCTCCGGGACGGCGCCCTCGGGCTGGTCGTCGACGGGGGGCAGTTCGAAGACGAGGTCGACGTATTTGATGCCAGCAGCCTGCGCGATCTGGGCGCGCATCTCTTGGAGGCGTATGACCTTGCGGTTCGGCTTGGACACGGTGTCCTCTTCCTTGGGCAGGGGCTGGGGCGGGGGCTGTGCAGGTGGCCTGTCGTGCCGCCCCCGCCCAGGGATTGAGCGCGACAGGCCACCAGTCCGGAGGGTTACGGGGTGACGGCGGGGAGGGGCACGTCGGTGATCTGGTGCTGGACGCTCTGGAGTCCGCCCGGCGCGGCCAGCGCGGTGAAGGTGAGCCCGTAGTTGCTGGAGTCGTCGGCGGAGTGCTTGATGGCCTCGCGGTCCGACACGCCACACCGGGCGATCATGATGCGGTGTCGCTTCCCCGACATGATCACGTCGAGGCCGAGGGCGATCTCCACGGTGTCCGCGAGGCTGCCCGACCCGAAGGACAGGAACTGCTTCTTCGGGGTGCCCGTCGTGACGGCCGGAGTGGACACCATGTTCGCCAGGCTGACCTGGTAGTACAGGCTGAGGAGTGGCGCGGTCGTCTGGCGGAACACCAGCTTGAACGTCTGCGTCCGCTTCTTCGCCAGGTCGATGACCGGGGCATCCTCGCCCCACGCGTCGAGTTGGGTCCGCTCCTCCTCCAGAGCCTCCTCCAGGCCGTCCGGAGTCACGAACCCCAGGTCCGTGAAGTCCGCACCCCACGGCTCCTCGGGCCCGGTCGGGAACGTCGACCCGACCTCGCCCATGTAGGCCTTGCCGGCTGTGCCGACGATGATCGTCGATGAGTCGCCCACGATGGGCCTCCTAGCTGGTCGATCGGGGTGGGCTGACGCTCATCCCCAGAGTCATCCCGACACGAGCGATGTCGGAGTTCGGTTCCTCGGGGCGGTCTTGGGGGCCGGTTTCCTGGCTGATGCCGATGACGGTCCCGTCCTCGGTGGAGCGGCCGTTGAGCAGCTCCCAGGCGGCGCAGACTCGGCGGGCGAGCCGCATGGCCTGCTGGTCGTCGCTCGCGTAGCAGTCGATGGAGAACCGCGGGTTGTCCCTGGCCGCGGGGTCGCTCCAGCCGCGTATGTCAGCGGTCCCGCCGATGCGGAGCACCCTGACGGCGGGAAGCGCAGCGTTGAGGGCCTTGCCTTCGGGGAGCTTCCCGGTGACGTGCACGTCCGGCAGATCGGCCGCCAGGAGCTGGATGGCGATCTGCTTGCCGTCGGGGAGAACCAGCGGCGGGGTCGTCATGGCTACGCCTTGGCTCCGGCCCGGGCCTTGTCCGCGAAGTCGACGAGGTCCGCCTTGGTGGCCTTGTCGGCGGTGGGCTTGTCCATGCCGTGCCGGATGGCGTAGGCGCGCCAGTCGTCGATCTTCGCGGTGTCGGCGGGCCGCCCGTCGGGGGTGCTGCCGTCCGGGGCGGGGTCCTCGACCTGGGTGGCGAACCCCTTCCAGCGGTGGACTTCGTCTGCGGGGACTTCGACCACGGTCCCGGGCCGCTGGGTGCCTCGCCAGAATGTGAGCTTCATCTTCACGGTGTCGCCGTCAGCCATCGTGGCTCTCCTCGCTGGTCAGTGCGGCGACGATGGCCGCGAACAGTGCGTCCTTGCGGCGCTGCTCGGGCGGCAGGTCGCGGTAAGACATGAGACAGGGGTGGGTCTTGGCGGCCTCGTCCTTGACAGGCCCGTAGACCCAGCCGTCGCTGGTCTTGAAGTCGCACCAGTCCTGGTGCAGCTGCTCGGGTGTGGCTCCCTCCAGGGCCTTCCGCACTCCCTGGATCGCGCTGACGCGCTGCCACTCGGGTGACTCGTCCCACGAAGGCGACACGGCGGGATCGCCCGAGGCGATCTGCCACGCCCGGTTGGCGTCGTGGCAGACGCGAGCAACGTCGCTGATCTGCTTGTCGTCGGCCATTAGTGGTCGCCTCCTGAGGCGTCGAGTGCGTGTCCGAGGGTGTGGTGGGGCAGGTGGATGCGCCGCCCGGTCCGGTCGGTCTGCCGAGTGCCGAACTCCACGTAGATGGAGTGGGCGGCGTCCGCCTGAACGTGGACGGTGCCGTCGTCGTCGTGACCCGGCATACGGTGGATCTTCGACACGTACTCGCCGGTGTCCACCGGGCCCATCGCCTGCCCAACAGCGACCACGGCATCCATCCGCGCGGCCATGTCCGCTTGAACCGTGTCGCTGACGGCGAGGCCACGGACCGCGCCCTCGTCCACGTCGACATCGATCACGACTTCGGTGGCCATCAGCCCGCCACCTCCTTCAGATCGACTCCCTGCCCCGACAGGGGCCCTGCCAGCTCGGGCTCTACCGGGACGCCATCGACTTCCCAGTCACGGCCCTGCCACCGGACCCGCATCCACTCCGTCACACGCGGGGCGCGCGGCGGCATGAACAGCCGTGCCAACGTGACCGTTTGATCGCCTGCGGTCTTCGTCTCTGTGCCGCCCGTGTAGTCGACCGTCACCCGCCGCACCACCGTCTCGACAGCGTGCTCCCAGTCACGGGTCTGCTCGTTGTAGCCGCGCGTGACAAGCGGCGCGTCGAGCAGCACCACCGTCTGGCGTCCGATGTGGCCCGGCATCAGCCCTCCACCCACACGAAGGCGTCGAAGAGGCCGCTCGTCTTCAGCACATCGGCTGTGAACGGGGCAAGCCGAGGCGTCGAACCGGCTCCCTGGCCGACCGTCCGCCGCGTGAAGGACCGGGAGCCGGTCGACATCGACTGCAGATCGTCCTGCGCGCCGGTCTCGTCGTCTCGGTCGATCATCCAGTGCACCTGGCGGACGCACGCCCGCGTGAGCACATCCCGGACCACCGGGTCGGTGGGGTCGTATGCGAGGCCGTACAGCGCACGGTCGATCGCCGTCGACGCCAGATCCAGCAGGCGCACAGCGTTCTCGGGGGCGGGCTCAGGGGTGAGCCACGCCTCCAGGTCACTGACGCTCGCATACGGCACAGCTCAGTCCCCCGAGCCCTCGGTCGCGGACTCGGCCACCTTCACCCAGTCCTGCAGCTCGGCCTTCGTGGCATCGGCCGCGTCCTCCTCGGGCATGCCGAGACTGACCGCGTAGACACGCCAGTCGTCGACCTTCGAGTTGGCGTTCGGGCGCTTCACGCCGTCCTCAGCGCCGCCAGCCTGCGCGTGCTCCGGCGTCGCGGTGCGCTCCGATGCGGCAGCGTGCGCCTCGACCCGGGCCAGCTCTTCAGCGGTGAGCGGCGTACCGGCCGGCGGCTCCGACTCGGCCGCGTCGTCGACGGGGACGAGGTAACCGCGGGCGATCTGGTCGGCCATCTGCGGAGACAGCGGCTCATCCAAATGCAGCCGCAGACCGCCGGACCCCCGATACTCGCGGCCCGCCATCACAAACCCGCCTTCGGAAGCCGCAGGACCGTGATCGTGCCGGTGAACCCGGTCTCGAAGTCGACGTGCATCGACGAGCCACGCTGCTGGAACCGGGCCGACGTGAACGGGCCGAGGAACTCCTGCCCGGTGTCCGCGGCGACCGTCTGCACGTAGTCCCCGGCTCCGGCCAGCCAGGACTGTCGGCCGGCACCCGCGCGGATCGTGACCTTCTTCGCGCTGGTCGCGGAGTTGGTGACCCGGAGGAGCGTGCGCTCGGGGTCGACGTTGCTGATGACGACACCATTCGTGACGAGGGTGGCGTCGATGGTGGTGCCCGCCGGGCTGGTCAGGTGGCCATTGGCGATGAGCGGGCTGTACGGGACGGCGGTACGCGCCATGGGATGCTCCTGGAGTCAGGTGAGGTGACGGATCACGGAGTGACGAAGGCGACCGCGATACCGGTCGGGCGCAGGAGCTTCGCGCCGTACACGTGCAGGCCACGGATGGCGTCGGCGATGGTGTTCTGCAGCCGGAGCGCCTCGGTTTCGAGGATCTGCTCGGCGTAGGTGATCGCACCGGGGTAGCCGGCCTGCATGACCTGCACGCTGCCGGTGGGGTTCGGGGTGTTGTTCGACTTGAGGATGTCGAACCCGGCGGCGCGACCGGTCATGCCGTTGCGGAGCCCCTGCTCCGTGCCGCTCGCGTCGACGCGGACGAAGCGGTCGTCGCGCAGGAGGGCGCCTTCGAACTCAGGGGAGCCGACGAAGTAGCGGCCCTCGGTGGGCACGTTGGCCCGGTCGAGCTTGGTGCGCAGCGGCACGAGCACCTTGTCGTAGGCGTCCTTCGGGTCGCTGAGGCTGATGGGAGCGCCGGTAGAGCCGATCACGTTGGAGGCGGCGGCGCCGGTGTAGAGGCTGGCGACGAACGCGTCGGCCTTGTCGCGGAGCCCGTAGGCCGCGTTCTGGGCCATCTTCATCATCGGGTTGAGGAGGGCCTGCGCCTTGTCGACGTCGTCCAGCCTGAAGGCGAACGCCTTGGCCTGGTCGATGATCAGGTCCGTGCCCGCGGTCTCGACTTCCTCGTAGTTGAGGTTCGACGACTTGTCGTAGTCGAAGATCGTCGGGTCGCCGATGGTGGTGATGTGCACCGACTGGCCCTGCGTGGAGATCTCGCCCTCGTAGTCGCGGTTGACGAGCGCGGGCTGGGCGTAGACGAGTGCGTTCTCCAGCGCGTCCAGGAGCTGCGCACTCCAGATCTCGGGCTTGAAGTTGTTGATCGACAACGGAGGCTCCTAGGGAGGTCAGCCGCTGCCGAGGTAGGCGTTGAGCCTTCCCTCCCGAACGGCCTGGGTGATCTGCTTCGGGGTCATCCGCGCCAAGTCCGCTGCCCCCAACTGCCGCTTGCTGCTCGGCGCCCCGTCCATCGGCGCTCCCCCGGCCGGCGTCGGCTGCGGCTCCTTCGGCTCCGGCGCCTTGGCCTTGAGCTTCGGGTTCGCGTCGGTCGCGCTGGTGATGGCGTTCTCCACCAGGGTGTTGAAGTCGCCCGCGGTGGGGTCGAGCTTCGCTACGGCCTCGGCGAAGGTTCGGGAGTCGAGGAGGGCGTCGGGGTCGGCGCCGTGGCGAGCGGCCGACTTGTAGACGGCGAGCTCCACTCGCGTCTGGCGGGTCTCGTCGCGGGACGCCTTGGTCTCTCCGCGGGACTCCTCCAGCTGCTGGGCGAGCTCCTCCAGGGTGGGCGGCTTCTGCTCGTCGGTCTCGATACCGAAGGCGGTAGCGACCCTCTTCATGAAGGCGGCCTGTTCCTTCTGGCTCTTCTTCTCTGCGGCTTCGCGCTTGGCCTTCTCGGCTGCGACGTCTCCGCGGATGTTCTCGACGAGCTTCTCGAACTTCGTCGGGTCGAACTCGCCGGTGAACGTAGGCGCCTTGGCCTTGGGTTCGGGCGTGGTCGGCTCGGTGGGTTCGGGTGTGGCGGGGGTTGCGGTCGGCTCTGGCGGAGTCGGCGCGGGGGTGCCTTCGGGCGCGGGCGGGTTGGCTGGCTGGTTGCCGGGGGCCGCGGGTGCGTTCTCGGGCTGGGCGGGGGTCGTCATCGGGAGCCTCCTTGGGCGGCCGTCGCGGTGTGGCGATGCCTTGATCGCTACCGTCGGGCACGATGTTAACCCTGAACCCATCTCAATAGTGCACAATCAAAGGCACGAAGGCAAGATTGCCTTAGTTTCGAAAGCAGGAGGGGTGTGGTGGACAGTCAGCGCGCAGCAGTACTCGCACACCGCCAGCCCGCCCGCATTCGCGCCCTTGAGCAGCAGGCCATCGCCGACGCCACCCGGCCCCTCGCCCAAGCCCTCGCCACCGCCCACAAGGCAGCCCTAACCCGATGGACCCGCGAAACCAGCGGCCAGCAGATCCCCGCTCGACTCGACGACCTGATCGCATGGCTCCGCAAGACCCTCCGTGAAGCCTTCGCCGGACGAGGCCGCCAAGCCCAACGCGCGGCGACACAGGCGGCATTCGCTGCGGCCCTGGATGCCGCGCTCCGAACAGCCCAGCTCGCTGCTGGCATGCGCGGCAAGCCCGCCCCGCCGGTCTCCCCCGCTATCGGCACCGATGCCCAGGCCACGGCCGACGCCATCCCCGCCGCCGTCGAGGAAGAACACGGGCACGCGCTTGCCCTCCTCACCACGGCCAGCCTCACCGCCATGGGCCTAGCCGGACTCAACGCCGTCTTCAGCCGGGCCCGTCGAGCGATCGGCAGGATCGCCCGCGGCGTCGCCGTCGCCATCGGCCACGCCGCCACGCACGCCGCCCAGCTCGTCGCGCGCGCCCTCGGCTCCGATACTCGCCTCCTCTGGGTCACGGAACCCGACGCGTGCGCCGCATGCCGCGCCTACGCCGGCCGCCACATCCGGCCCGGCGGAAGATTCCCCGGCGGCCTCAGCCTCGACCCGCAGCGGACCAGCTTCCCCACGGCAATCCCTGGACCGCCGCGGCACCCCCACTGCCGATGCGCCCTGGTCCCCTGGTCGCCCACGTGGCGCGTGTCGGGGCCGCCCCTGCCCACTCTCCTGCGTCAGCAGGCGCGCATCACCCGGAGGCCCTGATGCCCAGCGGCACAGTCGGCGAAGGCCGGTTCGGCGAGTTCCGGGACCTCCACGCGGAGGGCCTCGGTCGGAACGCCATCGCCCGCGCCATGAAGATCAGCCAAGTCGTGGCCTCCCGGACCGCCGAGCATCTCGGTCTGACCTTCGACCGGTCCCGCATCCAGGCAGCGGCAGAGGCGCGCAAGGCGGACATCGAGGAGCGGCGCAGCCTTCTCGCCGCCCGCTTCCTCGATGTGGCTGAGGAGTCCCTCGACCGCGTCGACGAGCCCACCACCGTGTACGCGTTCGGCGGCAAAAACAACGAGTACAACGAGCACGTCTTCGACCAAGCGCCAATCGCCGAGCGGCAGAAGCTGGTCACCACCGCTGCGATCGCCGTGGACAAGTCACTGAAGCTCGTGCCGGCGGAGACCTCCGGCAGTGGCGCGGACGACGCGAAGTCCATGCTCGGGAAGCTCGCCCAGGGCATCGCCGCCATCGTCAACGAGGGCGAGCCCGCGCCCGAAGGTGCGTTGGACGAATGATCACTGCTCCAGCAACTCCAGTGCCCACTAATAGAATTGGGTGCAACAACCTCATGAGAGACCCCGGCAACGGCGGCAACCGTCCCGGGGCATGGCCGACACTTTCAAGGAGTGCCGACGTGACCGAGCGTACCTGTAGCGCGTCCGCATGCGCCAAGCCTGCCCGTGCCCGCGGCCTGTGCATGCAGCATTACCAGCGCATGATGAAGCACGGGAGCACCGACCTCCCGAGCCGCACCAAGGCGTCCGAGATGAAGTGCTCCGTCGACAACTGCCAGACACCAGCGAAAGGCGCGAACGGCTGGTGCCACATGCACTACCGGCGCTGGCGCATCCACGGTTCCCTGGAACTCCCCGCCAAACCGGCCAGCCCTGAAGGCTGCGCCGTGGAAGGCTGCACGAAGGGCGGCAAGCTCGTTCGCGGTCTGTGCGCCACGCACTACTACCGACTCCGAGCCTACGGGGACGTCCAGGCCGACACCCCCATCAAGGAACTAGGACTCGGTGGCCAATGCAGGGTGCTCGAATGCGCCCGTAGCGGCAAATTGACGCGCGGCCTGTGCAGCATGCATTACCAGAGGTGGGCCAAGTACGGTGACCCGCTTCATGAACCCCAACGCCAGGCCAAGATCTGCACAGTGGATGACTGCGAGGGCGGGCCGACCGTCGGCAAGGGGCTCTGCCGGAAGCACTACAAGCGGCTCCACCGGACTGGCACCACGGCGGACCCCGTCAAGAAGACGCGGGCGGACCGATCTTGCAGCGTCGATGGCTGCTCCAAGCCGGTGGCCCGCCGCGAGATGTGCACGATGCATTACACGCGCTGGCTGAAGCACAGCGACCCCTCAATCGTCTTGCGTACCTGGACGCCGCAACGGGCGCAGGTTTGCAGCGAGGCCAGATGCTCCCTCGGCGCTCATTCACAGGGACTTTGTCGCCGCCACTGGGCAGCCGCCTACCACCTGAAGAACAGGAAAGAGCGGAACGCCCGAATGCGCGAGCATTACCTCGCCAACCGTGAGGAGTACTACGCCAAGACCAACCGGCGCCGCCAGATCGTCGATGCGGCCATGGATGCTCTCGACAAGGCTCTGTCCGCGGACTATCGGCGCGCCATCGCAAGCGATTCCTGTTCATACTGCGGCGCGCCCTCATCGCAGGTCGACCACTACTTCCCCGTGTCGAAGGGCGGCACGGACCACTGGTGGAACCTGACAAGGGCCTGCGAGCCGTGCAACAAGTCGAAGGCGGCCCACTGCGGTACATGGTTCCTGCTGCTTTGGGGAGGTGGCCGTGAACCTGTCGACCTTGCCAATGTCGCGTAAGCAGCTGAGGTCTATCGCGCAGTCGGCGCGCCACCGCATCGCGATCTGGTCGGGTGCAATCCGGTCCGGGAAGACTATCGCGTCGCTGATCGCGTTCCTAATCGCGTTGGCGGTGGCCCCGTCCACGGGGTTGGTGATTATCGCAGGGAGGTCCCTGCAGACGATTGAGCGCAACTTGATCGAACCGCTACAGGACCCGGCCCTGTTCGGGGCCTTGTCGCACCAGATCGTGCACACCCGTGGGTCAACGACCGCGATCATCCTGGGGCGTACTGTACATCTCGTAGGTGCGTCGGATGCCCGAGCCGAGGGGCGGCTCCGCGGCGCGAGCGTGTGCCTGGCCCTGGCCGACGAGATCACGCTTCTGCCGGAGGCGTTCTTCAAGCAGCTCCTCGGTCGGCTCAGCGTGCCGGGCGCGCGGCTCCTGGGGACGACGAATCCTGACTCGTCTGGCCACTGGTTGAAGCGGGACTTCATAGACCGGGCCGACGAACTGAACATTGGTCACTGGCACTTCACTCTCGATGACAATCCATCCCTGACCTCCCAGTACGTCAACTCGATCAAGGCCGAGTACGGGGAAGGCACGCTCTTCTTCAAGCGGTTTATCGAGGGCCTGTGGATCGCCGCCGAGGGAGCCGTCTTCGACATGTGGGACGAGGATCGGCACGTCGTCACCAGCCTGCCGCGCATCCACCGCTGGATCGGTGTCGGTGTCGATTACGGCACCCAGAATCCGTTCCACGCCACGTTGCTCGGGCTTGGTGAGGATCGTCGGCTGTACATCGCTTCGGAGTGGCGATACGACGGGCGGCATCAGCGTAGGCAACTCACGGATGCCGAGTACTCAGAGCGGCTGCGAGGCTGGCTCGGCGACGTGCCGGGATTCGGACCGGTCCGGCCGTCGTTTGTCACCGTCGACCCTTCGGCGGCCAGCTTTGTGACCCAGCTCAAGCGGGATCGACTCACCCCGACCCCGGCCCGCAATGACGTCTTGGATGGAATCCGCACCCTGTCCACGCTGCTGTCCGCCGGGAAGCTGCTGGTGCACTCCTCCTGCAAGGGCCTGATCAAGGAAATGCCGGGCTACGCCTGGGACGACAAGGCCGCCGAGAAGGGCGAGGACAAGCCCATCAAGGTCAATGACCACGGAATCGACTCGTGCCGGTACGTCACATTCACAACCCGCCCGCTGTGGCATTCCAAACTCATGCTGGCTGCGTAGGAAGGACTCGTCATGCCGCTACCTCCGTCTGGGAACACTCCGTGGCCGCCCCCGCAGTTGGAGATCCCGCATGCCGACATGGACATGTGGCGTGCCTGGTACTCCGGCAATACGGATCACCTCGCCGCGGTGTACGGGGGGCCGGCGAACTACCGCAGCAACGCGGTGGCCCGTCAGTTCTTCGAGGTGGATCAGCGGCGTGCGGCGGGGGGTGAGGAGCTGCGCATGTTCTGGGGGCAGGCTGCTGCGCCGGGGCAGCAGGCGGCGAAGCTTCACATTCCGCTGGCGGGGGACGTCGCGGAGATGTCCGCGAATCTGCTTTGGTCGGACGTGCCGACGGTGTCGGTCGATGTCGATTCCAGTGATCTGGCGAAGTCGACGACGGCGCAGATCCGCCGGTACCTCGACGACCGTGGGCACGCGAAGATGCGCGAGGCCAGCGAGATGGCCGCGGGCCTGTCGAATGTGTACCTGCGGGTGGTGTGGGACACGAAGCTGCGGCCGCGGCCGTGGACGGATGTGATCGCGGCGGAGGCGGTGGTGCCGACGTGGCGGTGGGGTGAGCTGGCGGAGGCGATCGTCTGGCGGGAGCTGGCCCCGCTGACGAACGAGTCGAAGGTGTGGAGGCTGCTGGAGTTCCACACGCCGGGCGCGATCGAGTACGGCTTGTACGAGGGCAGGGTGGGCGTGCTGGGGATACGCGCGGACAGCCTGGCTGAGCATCCGGACACTGCGGACCTGGGCAAGCGGACTGATGGGCAGGGCCGGCAGGCGACGGGTATCGATCGGCTGTTGATCACGCATCTGCCGAATGTTCTGCCGAACCGGCAGTGGGATGGCGTGCCCGACACTGCGCCGCTCGGCCGGTCGGACTACGCCGGGATCGAGCCGATGATGGACGCCCTGGACGAAGCCTGGACGTCGTGGATGCGGGATCTGCGGCTGGGGAAGAGCCGGGTGGTGGTGCCGCAGTCGATGCTCGACACGGACGGGCCTGGCACGGTTGGCTCGTTCAACCTGGACAAGGAGTTGCTGGTTGGTCTGAATCTCCTCGGCGACGAGAGCATGAAGGACTCGATCACGGATCTCCAGTTCAAGATCCGGGTGGAGGAGCACGAGCGGACGTGCAAGGCGCTCCGGGCGCAGATCCTCGCCTCGGCCGGCTATTCGGGCCAGTCGTTCGGGGATGAGGGGCGTGTGGCGGTGACGGCGACGGAGGTCGCGGCGCGGAAGGAGCTGTCATTGTCGACGCGCGGGTTGAAGATCCTGTACCAGCGTCCGGCGCTGCTTGCTCATCTGACGGTCAAGATGATGGTGGATGTTCGGCATTGCGGCGCGAAGGGTGTGGACCCGGCAGCGGAGTTGACGGCGTCGTGGCCGCAGGCGGTGCAGCCGGATCAGGAGGCCACTGCGCGGACGCTCCAACTGCTGGACTCGGCGGAGGCGATCAGCACGTACATGAAGGTGAAGCTGCGGAGTCCGGAGTTGGAAGAGGCTGACGTGCTGGCGGAGGTGCGTCGTATCCGCGACGATCAGCGACAGTCCACGGTTCCGGCCGGGGATCCGTACAACACGGGTGGCGGTCCGGGTGAGCCGAGCGTCGAGACCGACAGCGATGGCACAGAAGCTGGAGCGGACGAAAGCCAGGACGAGGCCGAGGACGGCTTGCGGGCAGCGTCGTGAGCATCTGCGGAGCGACCCTGAGACACGCTCACGGTGTGGCTGTCTGCGACCTGAAGCCCGGCCACGAGCCGGGTGAGGAGCACGGCGCTTTCTGCGAGGTCTGCCGGGAGAACGATCCCGGCTACGGCGACCCGAGTGACCGTCTGCGCTGGCAGGGGGACGGGGAGAGTTGGGTGGGCGGGGGCTAGCGGGGGCGGGCCGTTTAGCGGCGGCGGATACCTCTGCGCGCGGGGAGGGTTCGGTATCCGGTGATCTTTCCCTGGCTGCGTTTCCGGGCTCGGCTCCAGCGTTTCGCGAAGGGCTGTCTGGTGGCGTACATCCAGCGCCATTGGGCTTGGCTGCGTACCTTGCCGGTGTGTCGTTGCCCTGGCATGGTCACCTCCTTTCGGGGTCTCTCATCAGTGTGCCCGCTGCATGCCTGCGGGCCCGCTCCGGTTGGGAACGGGCCTGCGAGGTGGGGGCGGGCGGCTACTGACGCGCTTTCCCGATTTCGATGCGCATAGTCAAACCCTCACTTCTCGGTGGCGCGTTGGCAGGCGGGGCAGGTGACGGGACTGTCGTCGTCCAGGAATTCGCCGGGTTCGGCGTTCCGAGCGCAGGCGGTGACGCGGTCGGCGAGCCCTGCCATGTAGCCGACTGCGTGGGTGTGGCGGCCGCGCAGGAGTCGCACTCGCTCAGGCCAACTCGTGGTCATGGCCTGGTCCTCACTTCTCGGTAGCGGGTTCGCGGTACAGGGTGCAGTGGCAGACGCCTCGGCAGTGGTCGCAGGTGCCGATGAGGTCGTGTGTACGGTCCTCACACGAGCTGCCGCACGGATTGCCGTCGGCACGCGCGGAGGCCAGTTCGACGTGCGCGGGCGGGTATAGTCCGCTCCCTCCACGCAGGTAGTAACCACTGTCCGTGGCGAACATGCGGACAGCGCTCACCGTCAGGCACTGCCCCCGCTCGGGGCCTTCCAGGACAGAGACTCGGTCCCCGGCCTTGAGGTACTTCCGCACAGCAGGGCTCCTCACTTCTCGGTCCCGCAGGACTCACAGGTCCACATGGTCGGTCTCCTCAGGTCTCGGTGGCCTGCATGCAGGCGTGGCATTCGCGGGCGGGCTTGGTGGGATAGCCGCTGGCCTGGTATCCGGTCCTTCCGCAGGCCGCTTCCAACAGGTCCCACCACCGCTGATCCTTGGGACGGCGAGTGCGATGCAGGGTACGACCCCGCACAAACCGCACACCACCCACCGGGAACTCAACAGCGGGCGACGGGGCGGTGCTCACAGGGCCAGCCCTGCGAGTCGGTTCAGCATGGCCGTCTGATCCCCGATGCTGGTGACGAACGCCCCGGTCGGCCCGTAGGCGGTCGTCTGCGTCGGCAGGTACCGCTGGGTGTGTCCGTCGGGCGGGATCAGAAGGGACCCTCGGAAGGTGGCGTCGCTGGGCGCGTCGCCCGCGTAGAGGCAGACTCGGAGCATTCCGAGGGAATCGATTCCGAGGACCAGGACGTGCCCAGTCGGAGTGGTGTTGTCCGTCCCGGTCCAGCGGACGTCCAGGTCGGCAAGCCGGATAGTGGTCATCAGTCCTCGTCTCGGTCGAACCAGTCACGGTCGTAGCGGGCGGCTTGGGCGGGGGATTCCTCCCACCAGCCATACGGCAGTCGGCGGGCCGGGGGCGGTTCCTCGGGGGCGACTTCAGGGGTCTCGGTCATCGGCGGGGCTCCGTTACCCATCGTTCCCAGTCGGCGAGTCCGCGGGCGGCGGCTTGCCGGATGGTGGTTTCGTGCCGGCTGTCCCCGGACGGGCCGAGGGCGGCGAGCCACCACCGCCAGCCGGTGCGGCTGCCGCCGCCGTAGAAGGGGCTGATGACGACCAGAACCTCCCCGCCGGACACGACATGCCAGGCGCGAGTGTCCGGCCAGTCGGGGGCCTTCACGACGTCGGCGGCGTCGATGATCGCTCGGGCAGCGCGAGCGGACAGAAGGCGGCGCTTCGCCTCGTACTCCTTGGGGGTCATGGGGTCTTCCTCTCTGCTCGTCGGGCGAGCATGCGGTCTCGGATCTGCTGCTGGGTGGGCTGCTCCCACTTCGTCCTGCCGGATGCCGTTTACAGCTCGCCTCGCAGCCGGAGTTCGTCAAGGTACTCGTCGGCGAGCAGGTGGCAGTGGCAGTAGTCTTCGAACTTCTTCGGCCCGGTCTGGGCGTAGCGCTTGGCGTCGACGCTTGTTCGGGCGAGCGCGGTCTTGAGGGTGCCGGTGGAGTCGTTGCGGTGCGGACGCTCGAGGCGGCTGATCTTGTGGACGTTCATCGGTCTACTCCCGGGGGGTCTCCGTTCGGGCGGGCGGGGCGTCAGGGGGACGGCGGTGCGGGCCCGGCCGGTGAAGCCGGGCCCGCGCGGCGGGCGGTCAGTCGGAGGACCAGCCGGCCCACTCGGGCTCGACGAAGGTGACAGCGCCGCTGGTGTAGCGGATCAGCTGCCCGTGCTTGTGCAGCCAGCGCACGCCGCCCTGGTCGTCGGTCACGCGCCACGACGAGCCGAGCGGGTCCTCGACCGTGGCGATCGTCCGCCCGTCGGGCAGCGGGGCACCGGGGGTGATGGCGAACCGGTCGTAGCCCAGCAGCTGGCCCCGGGCGGGGAACTTCTCCAAAATCTCGGGCTCCGGGTGGGAGACCGAGATGACGCAGATGGTGTCGAGGAAGTCGGGGTCGGCGCAGCGGACGATGCGCAGCGGCTGACCGTCGTAGTCGGTGACGTGCCACTCGTCGATGGCGGTACCGGCCGCGCGTTCGCGGGCGATGAGGGCCTCGGTGTTGGCGATCGTGTCGCAGCCCCAGTATGTGCCGTGGTTGTCGAAGTTGAGGACGGGCGTCGGCTCGGGCTCCGGGGCCGGCACGGGGAGCGGGGTGTTGAGGTCGCGGATCGGCTGCGGGTCGATCGGGGCGAGGACCAGGGCGGTCCCGGCGACGACGGTGGCGGCGAGGTTCATGGTGCTCAACGTGGGGCTCCAATCCGGGGGGTACGCGGGAGGGCGGTCAGGCGGCGAGGGCGAGGCGGGCGGCGACCAGCTTGTAGGCGGGCTTGCGGGCCTTGTAGTTGGCGGCGATGACGGCGACCTGGGCGGCGGTGAACCGGCGGCAGTCCCGCATGTGGCGGCCGGCGTGGGTGCGGGCGGCGCGGCCGATCACGCCGAGCTTGGCGGCGACCTTGCGGAGGGTGCCGGCGACGGAGCGCGCCTCGCGGGGGGCGAGGCCCTGCGCCATGACGTGGGAAGCGAGGGTGCCGGTGCCGCGCCGCTGGATGCGGGCCTGGGCGCGGGTGGTGCGGCTCCGTGCCTTCAGCGTCTGGCGGCGGGCGCGGGTCGAGCGGATCATCTGGCGGGTCCCCCCTACATTTCGACTGCCAACTTTCTTGGCACTTCGATAGTGACACAGCCGCCCTCGTAGTGCAACATAGTTGGCATGATGAATCCTCAAGTCAGTGCCCACTCGGTTGGCAGCGCACTGCATACCGACTTGGCACCCGCCCGTGAGACCATCTGGGACATGACGCCACGCCCAGACCCGCAGACCGAAGCCACCTGGCTTCGCAAGCTCGACCGAGCAACCACCGCCCACGAGAAGGCCAGGGTCACACTCGACGAGCTCGTCGCCGACGCGCGCGCCGCTGGCGTCCCCCTCATGACCATCGCCAAGCACACGCCCTACAGCCGCGAGTGGGCACGGAAGATCGCCGACCGCATCGACAAAGAGCGGGCCGCCAAGGAAGCCGCCAACGAGGAGGACGCATGACGACTGTCGCTACCCGCACGGCTCTCTATCGCCTGTACGACGTCGACGACCAACTCCTCTACATCGGCATAGCTGTCGATCCGGAGACTCGGATGCGGGTGCATTCGCGGGAGAAGACGTGGTGGCCCCTGGTCGCCCAGCGTTCGATCGAGTGGTTCACCGATCGTCCTGCTGCCGAGGCGGCGGAGAGGTCGGCCATCATCACCGAGCAGCCGGTACACAACGTCTCGCATTCCACCACTCGCCAGCGCGGCGACGCGAAGCACGAGTATCGGAGCCCGTACCCCAAGCCCCGCCAGGTGCGTATCGCGACTCAGCGGTGGATCGAGTTCGGACGCGCGGCCAAGGTCGGAGGAACATCTCGGGGAAAGGTCGTGGCGCAGCTCATCGACTGGTACATCCGCGAGCCCGGCGCCAAGCTCCCCGACCGACCCGAGCGGGCCGTCACCGAAGCGGCCCGCAAAGCCCGGCAAAGCAAGGAGGGGCAGGCATGAAGACCGTCAGCGAGGTCGATGCGTTCGCCGCTGCTGCCCACGCGGGGCAGGTCGACAAGATCGGCGTGCCGTACATCGAGCACGTCCGGGCTGTTGCTGCCGGGCTCGCCCCGTTCGGCGATGAGTTGGTGATGGCCGGGCTGCTGCACGACGTCATCGAGGACACCGACTGGACCGCCGAGCAGCTACGCGGGGCTGGCGTCCCGGACTACGTGGTCGCGCTCGTGGAGGCGGTCACGAACCAGCGGGGTTTGCCCTACGAGGAGAAGGTCGCTCGCATCACCGGGCAGGGGCGCGACGCGGTTCTCCTGAAGATCGCCGACAACGCGCACAACAGTCACCCCGACCGGGCGGCGCAGCTCCCCGAGGAGAAGCGGGTCCGGCTGGCAGCGAAGTACAGGGCGGCCCGGGACGTCCTCTGGCCTGCAGTCATCGACCGCGATATTGCCGCTATCGTCTCGATCGTCAACCCGGCGCTCCTCGACGAACTCCGCGAACGACGGACCACCCAGGCCGGGGAGGCGCAGGATGGATGAGCTGGTGGTGTGGCTGCACGCACAGCTCGATCAGGAGGAACAGCAGGCGTTCACTGCCGGGAACACGCTAGGCGGTCAGCTCATGCTCCGCTGGAGAGCGGCTGGCTCCGGGGTAGAGGTCGATGGCATGCGAAGGCCAGTGAACGAGCCGCTGGTGGTGACCAACCGGCTCATGGAAGACATGCCTGGGTACGAGGTGGAGCGCGCGAGGGCTCTGCACATCGCGAGCCATGATCCGGATCGAGTGATGGGCGAGGTCGCCGCCAAGCGGCGCCTGCTCGACCTCCACGCCATCACGGGCGACGAACTCATCGGCGAACGGTTCACCCTCGACGGCCGCGAGATTCCGACGGAGTACGACGTCGTCTGCGCAGTGTGCGGCCGGACCGAAGGGGTGACGGCACCGGCGTGCGCCACGCTGCGCCTGCTCGCCCTGCCCTACGCGGACCGGCCCGAATACCAGGAGGCGTGGCGACCGTAGCCCACCGTGCACACCGATGCCCCCGTCTCAGCAGGTCGAGACGGGGGCGCCCTCATGCCCAGGCACTGGAGCGGAAGGAGGATTCGGCATCCGGAGGAGCTGGCGCCATGACCGCTCAGCGCAGTTTAGACAGGGTGGTGCTCACGATTCTGGCAATGGCCGCGTAGGCGTCCCGCATCTTGCCCCTAGGGGGGACACCTTCGATACGGAGCTGCAGAGTGCATAAAAGATTGCTATCACGCGTGGTGAGGTACAACTCGGCGTCCCATGGCCGTCCATCCTGCTCGTGATTGTACTGAAACGCCTGATCCCCGATACCGGGGATGTCTTTTACGCCACCAACCGCATACTTGACACCAACGCTACGTTGGTATTCGAAGGTGTGAACTGCGGCCGGGACGTCGTAGTCAGCACTGCACGCCATCTTGACTTCGTTTTGGGCGAATCCTGGGCCCATCTCATGGTGGCATATAGACCCATTCCACCCAGAATCTTGGCCGAGAATCTTCTCCTCCACGGGAACCTTCTGAAGCTCGCCAACCACTGCAGCCACCGGGCTGAAGTCGGTCACCGGGCAGAGTTCCTCGATCTCACGGTAGCGCCCGGGGTCGACGGTGGCCTTCGGCGTTGGGTCTGCGATGCCCCTCTCATCTATGCCGCCCCCATCAGAGCTTCCGCAAGCGGCCGCGCCGAGCAGCGTGACGGCCAGAGCAAGAGAGATGACCAAGCGGCGGCCGTGCCGTATTGCGCCCATGATTCCCCATCAGTCGAATTCGCATTGCACCGGGCAGAGTAGTAGAGCAGCTCTGCACGCGCTGCCGAATCTGAAATACAAGACAGCTCACGGAATCCGTCGAGGGAATCAGGCCAAGCCCGGCCGCCAGGATGACAGGAACGGCCGTCCGTCGACCAGGGATCCGGGGCCGCCGAGGTACCCGCCGCTTGGGCGGCCGGGGCCGCGGACGTCGATCCCCGGCCCGAGCGGCGACCGGGTGCCGAGNCCGAAGGCCGGCCTCCCGGGGCTACACCACGGGCTGGCTGCTCGGGGCAGGTGTGCCANGGGCTCCTGCCGCCTGGTTGTCGGCCAGTCCGGCGCCGACCCGGCCCCCGCACNCAGGGCAGGTGCCGGTGAAGCCAGCGGGCGGGCCTGCGGCCGGGGCGGTGGTGCGTGCAGTCCATGTCCAGCTCCTCACATCCATGTGATGGTGCTGACTGGTCGNGCCGTGCACTCCCCCGCGTGCGCGGGGACCACCTCGGGCAGCGGTCCGGACGGTGTTCCTCCGGATGATCTTGGACGACTGGAGACACACGGCGGATAGGCTGCCCGCAAAGTCANCTGCTTAGGGTGGGTCTATGAGCCGTCAGTACGCTTGGTGGAAAGTCGGTTTGGCGGTCNCGGCGGTGGTTGCTGTGTCCGGATGCTCGGTCCTCGACGAGCTCACCGCGGAAGAGGATTCGGGCGGGTCGCCCGACTCCAAGCCGGCCGCCTCAGCCCCGCAGACACCGGGAGCCGCCGGCGGCGAGTCCGCCGCCGGTGGAGCGACCCTGCCCGGTTTGCCCACAGCGGACCAGGCCCGCACCCAGCTGGCCGGGCTGACGGTCGCCAAGCAGCGGTCGATGGCCGGCTACAGCCGCGCGAAATTCCCCCACTGGGCGCAGCAGGGTGAGCGGTGCGANACCCGGGAGACCGTCTTGGGGCGTGAGGGCACGGATGTGGAGCGGGATTCCGAGTGCCGGGCCGTGGCCGGGAAGTGGGTCAGCCTCTACGACGGGAAGTCCTTCACGAAGGCCGGTGACCTGGACATCGATCACATGGTGCCCCTCGCGAATGCCTGGCGGTCGGGGGCCGGTGACTGGGACCAGGAGAAGCGGAAGAAGTTCGCCAACGACCTGGACGGTCCCCAGCTCCTGGCGGTGTCCGCGGCGACGAATAGGTCGAAGGGCGACCAGGGGCCCGAAGCGTGGAAGCCGCCGGCCACGGAGACCTGGTGCGTCTACGCCCGGGCCTGGACCGGCGTGAAGGCCGACTACGGCCTGTCGGTCACGGCCGAGGAGAAGAGCGCACTC